CTCAGACCATCACCAACGACAGCAACTTCGAGCTGCACGGTGTTGAGAATGCACTGATGGCCTACACCGAAGGCGATCTCCTCGAATACTCGCGGCAGTACGGCAAAGCCCAAGCGAAGTTCCAAGAAGGCGCGGCTCAAGTGTCCATTATGAAGGACATGGAGCGAGGCCAGCAGCAGCAGATCAGCCGCATCATTCCTGACAGCCTCTACGACTACACCTTTCAGGACATCACCTAATGCCATTCCAATCCTCAGACGCACTCGACGACCAGATGCTTCTAGATGGAAGCAATGGGTTCAGCACTGGTGTCGTTTCAGCTACTCGTCCAGATGCCATTCCGGCCACAAGCTTGGAATTGGCCATCAACATGGACTACGATGACTTTGGAAACCTTGTCACTCGTCTCGGGTCCGTTTCACTGGTTGGCAACAGCATCACTACCAACTGGGAAGACGTTATCACGAACTGGGAGTCCACCACTGCCAACTTCGCCTCCAACCTCCCAGTCAACTGCCAAGTCTACTCTGGCTTCTACTTTGATACGTCCGCCTCAGAGCGTCTGGTAATCGCGCTGAATGATATCAACGCAAACACCAATCTGTTGTACTACGGATCTCCTGGTATTTCGTACAACGTCATCAGCGGATCTACGATCAATCCTCTCGCGAGATACGTTTACTTTGCTCAGCTCAACGAGAAGTTGTTCTACGCGGATGGCTATAGCGCACTGCGTTATGTCAACAGCTCGAACTCGAACGCATCCATCGCTGCCGGTAAGATCAGCCGCATCGATGTCATCAATCAGGGATCAAATTTTTCCACGATTCCAAATGTAACAATCTCTGCTCCACCAAGCGGGACTACAGCTACCGCTGTTGCTATTGTTGCTAATGATGGCAATTTGGTTGCAATTACAATTACCAATCCTGGAAGCGGCTATACGACCGCTCCAGCGATTACTATTTCTCCGGCTCATTCATCTCACGCCGTAGCTTTTGTATCGCTCACGCCTCCTGCCAAGCCTCTCTACCTCACAACGCATACCAATCGTCTCTGGTGCGTTTCGGCAGATACTACGGTTCCTCCCGATACCCTTTACTTCTCGGACATTCTCGATGGTGAATCTTGGGATCCGCTTGGTTCCATTCGCGTTGGTGGCGATGGCGATCCGATTCGTGGTCTCTACTCGTGGTTTGGATACCGCTTGCTCGTGTTCAAGGAGCGGTCCATCTGGACTGTGGATGCCGATCCCACGCTTGATCCAGCCGATTGGTCTATCTCGCTCGTCAGCGGAAACATCGGCTGCTCCTCGCACCGATCCATTGCTGCGGTGGGTGCTGACGTTTTCTTCCTGTCTCGTGACGGCATCCGCTCGATGGCCCAGATCCAAGCGGGTACTCAGACCAGCGTTGGACTCGCGCTCAGCAGCCCGATCAACGATCTCATCAGCCGCATTGACAAGACGCGCCTCGAACTCTGCGACGGTGTGTTCTGGAATAACCGATACCTGCTCGCAGTTCCGTTCATTCAGGAAGGACCGTTCGGTGTTGGTCTCGAAAACGAGTATGCGATGCTTCTCGAAAACGGTTACCATCTTGAACTCGAAGACCTGATCCCTCGGAATAACGCGATCATCGTATACCACTCACTGGCCCGCTCTTGGCTTGGATACTGGGACAACTGGCAAGTGAACGACTTCTTTGCCACATCGTTCTCAAGCTTTGGCCCTGTGCTGATGTTCGCTGGCGATATGACCGCAGTGTCTTCGGCAAGTAATCAGGTCTGGTCATTCAACGACTACCTGCCAAACACTCGCACCGTACCAACACCGGTTTCTTCCTATTTGGATGGTGGCTCGCAATACCAGTCCTCGGTGACCACCAAGGCTTACAACCTTGGGGAACCCATCCCCGACAAGATCGGGTACAGCATACAGCTTGCGTTCGATAACCCGTACACCACCCAGAATACAGGTGTTACAGTTTCCTACGCCAAGGACATGACTGGAACATTCTCTACGATTGATTCTGGCCTGAGCATAACCAGTTCTCAGAAGTTCCTGAAAGCCTACAACCTCATCAGCAAGGGCCGATGGAACTCGATCCAATTTAAGGTTGAAACCAATGCGGGCGGTCGCCTGTCATTCCAATCCGCCATTCTCTCTGGCTTCGTCGATTCCGTGCGTCCTCAGCAATGAACGCACATCCGTCTATCATCGAAGCAGCTAAGCTGCTCAGGCTTCATTGGCCAACTTGTTCCACATGGAACGATGATCAGCTCCTGAACTGGATCGGCATCTTCAACAAGATGAAGCAGATCGGGATCATCAAGAATGAAAAGGGCGAGTGCATTGGTGTCGGAGCTGTTCGTTTCCTGAACTCAATCGAGGAAGCGGAAGACATCAACAACAACTTCCCTGATGGCCACATCGCTTGGATCGAGATGGTAATTGGGGTTGAGCCGGAAGCTGTTCAGACGCTTTGGTTGGCCATGATGACTGTCTGTTCAGATAAGGTCACCAAGGTGGGCGGATTCAGCAGAGGCGTTTCCCGTTTGTACGATTTCAACAGATACTTCAAACTCCTAATGAACCGAAGGATTTCCTATGGGCGGATCATATAAAGCACCGGATATGGCGGCGGCAAACCGCGAGGCTGTCATGGCTTCGATCGAAACCTTTCCGCTTCAACGGCAGATCGAGGCAGCGTCTCGGATTGGAGGAGAGGTTCGGGTTCCAATCTACAAAAACGGCAAAGAAACCGGTGAGTACCGAACGGTTAATTTCAGCGGCATGTCTGACATCGATGCCACACGCGAAACAGCTCGCGCATTAGCATCTCTTGCCCCTGAGCAGACTAAGGCTCAGCTCGATCTCGCAAAGGAGTATGGAACTCAGTTTGCCGAGCAACGCCTTAAAGAGCTTAAGGCCGCTGATCCTAAACGCTATGGTCTCTATGAGAACTTCATGGAGAGCATTGGGCAACGCCCCATTGCCGAGACCGCTCCTGCTGCCCCCACCTACGAGCGTGTCGGCATGCCTACCGGCCCGCAGGATACTGGCGAGGCAGCGAACATCCGCAGCAACCTCGAACGCCAGATCAGTGCCGGTCTCGCTCAAGCCGGAACGCTTGATCCCGCAATGATCCGAGCCGCCGAGCAAGCCGTTCGCGCTCGTGGAACTGCTACTGGAAACATCCTCGGCAACCTTTCCGCTTTCCGCGAGGCGCGGGCGGTTGGTGAGGCTATTGCGAATGCCGATGTCCAGCGTCGTCAGCAAGCTCTTGGCCTACTCCAGAGCGGCCAGACCACGAGCGATGTCGCCAATCGTCAAGCTCAGGAATCGTTCCAGAATATCCTCGCAGCCACCGGTCAGCGGAACACCGCTCAGCAACAGACCTTTGCGGGCCAGATGGCTTCGCAGCAGCAGCGTCAGGGTGCCCAGCAGCAGAACATTGCGAACATCCAGTCCGCTCTGGGTCTCCAGCCCATCGTCTCGCAAGCCGCTCAACTTGGTGGACTCCAGCAGGGTGCGTCTCCGTTCGCTTCTCCTCAGTACATTCAAGGCATGCAGCAAGCTAGCCCTGGTCAGTTGCTTCAGACCGGTTCCAGCTTTGCGCTCCAGAACGCCCAGAACGCGTTCGAGGCTTCGCAGGCTGGTTCACCGTTGGCAATCCTCAAAGGTGTCACCGGAGCAATCGGCGCACTCGGAAGTGCTGCTGGTTGCTACGTCGCTCGCGAGTGCATTCCCGATCAGTGGGAAGCGTTCTACTTCTGGAAGGAACTCGTTGGACCCGCTTGGTTCAAGAGCTTCTACGACAGCAACGCGGAGAAGTTCGCGAAGTGGCTCAAGGATAAACCGAAGGCGAAGAAGTTGGTGGCCAACTGGATGATCGGTCGGATCAATAACTTGGTTCCTAAGGCTTGAGCTATGGCAAACGATACCACCGATTCAACAGCGGCATCGCCGAGCGATACGGTTGACGAGTTTCCCGGTTATCCGGGATATAAACTTGGTGATCTGGTCCCAGACATGGGGGGAGTTAGGATTGGTGACGTTTTTTACGGTCTTGATGCGTATGGTCGAGAGGCTCCATACAACTGGAGGAAGGGTGAATTTGAGTTTCAAGCCCCGCCAAGCAATGAGAGCGTCAAGCCGGTGGATGGAACTCTCACTTCCGATACCTACAATCCTTCATCGCCAATTTCCGGTGGGGTTACAGGAGCCGGAACGCCGCCGACTACAATCAAGCTTGAGGATGGTACGTTATTAACTTCCGGTGGAATAGGGCTTGGTTCGTGGCCCGGCAGGCTTCCAATCGTGCTTCCGGGATCTTCGGTTACATCGACTCCAATCTTGGATCTGAGTCAGCCTCCGGTCGCTCCGGTCGCTCCTCCAAAGCCACCCAAGCCGATCACCCTTCCGGGATCTTCGGTCACATCAACTCCGTCCATTGTCGAACCAACCACTGTTCCGATTCCCGCTCGACGCATGCAGGAGGCTTTGAACCCGTACAACGGATACATCAACTACGATCCTGATGAGATCCTCGCTGCCGCAATGCGCGTGATGAACGGTCGCATGGCCGGTCGATCCATGCTCAATGATTTGAGAAGGTAATCATCATGGCTTTCGAGAACTTCCTCCAGAACGCTGCGAACTTTGCCACCGCTGGCTTGTACAACAACCTCAGCGGGCGCGACAAGGAGCTTGAGCGTCAGAAGCTCGCTGAGGCCGAGGCATTCCGCGCTAACCCGGAGCTGGTTCGCGAAGCTGCGAAGTATGATCCGAGCATCATGGAACGCCTCGGAAACCTGCTGACCGGAGGCATCTACGGTCAGGCCAGCGGCATGAACGACAAGCTGGAGCAGCGAGATATGGCGAAGCAGCAGATCATTCAGGATGAACTCCAACGCCGTCTGGAAGAGCGAATGAAAGCCTACGGAAATCCTCCGGTTCCAGAACCCGTTGGCAGCGAACTCAATCCTGATCGCAGCGCAATGCCCATGCCCGTCGAACCCGGAACACTTCGCAAGAAAAACACTTTCGCTGGAGGCTACTAACCTATGGCTAAACCTAATTATCCCGATCCCGCCAACATCGAGGCGCAAGCTCAGTATCGTCCTGGTATCGCTTCCAACATCTTCAACGTCCTGACTGGCGGATTGGCTGGCCAGATCACTGGAAGCACTCAACGCGCTCAGGAGGCCGCTAGGGCGCGTCAGGCGCTGCTTCAAGAGGAGTTCAACAAGCGGGATGAGAAGCGAGCGATTGAAAGGCAGCTATTCGTAAACTCTCTTCAGCAGGGTATTGCTCTCCCGGAAGGTGCCACCTTTGAGGAGAAGATGGCTGATGCCTATAGGAAGCGGGTTCGTCGAGATGTCGCTGCGGCTCAAGGAGCCACAGAAGGTCTTAAAAGCCCTACTGGACCCTATCAGTCACCGCTGCAATCTGAACCCGCATTCCAAATTGCCGCAGCTCAGGCTCAAACTGACTTGGCAAAGAGACTTGCTGAGTATGAACAAACCGAGACGTTGCAGAGACGCGACCTGTTTAATCAGGCAAAGGGTCTTGGAATCAGCGTCAGCCCCGAATCAACCTCTGGTGAAATCAGGGGCGCAATCGAGGCCAAGCGTCCTTCGATGCAAGCCGGTGCATACACCGAAGAGTCTGGTAAGAGGGCTATTGGAGAGCTTCAAGCGTTTCAGCAAACTGGAGATTATCCAACGGTTGTTGATGTAACGTCATTTTCTCCTGCAAGAGCTATGGCTGAAGCTGATATAGCAAAAGCAAATTACGCCAACAGAACGAAGAAGTACGCATTTGAGGAGAAGGATAAGCTTGAACAGCAGGCGCTCAAAGGGTTCATGCAAGAGCTTAAGTCTGAAAAACCAGACAAAGAAAAACTCCAGTCTCTGTACCCTCAGATTCCTCAATCATCTAAAGATAATGAGGAATTTAGGGTTGCTGCCGGTGTGACTAGAGCAATGGCTAAGGATGAAAGAGAAGCTCTTAATTCTTATGTTGAGGGCCTCGGCATGGCTGGATCACTTGCTCAAGCAATATCCGCGTTTCAAGGAACTGGAGACTTGGCGAAAGTTTCACAGAAAGGATTCAATGGGTTTAAGGCGTGGATGACTGGAATTAAGAACAAATACGGTGTTGAAGATGCGAGGTATGCCGCTCTAAACGATGTGATTCAAGAGTTTGAAGCCTATGTTTCTGGAAAGAGGAAAACGCTGTTCGGAGCTTCTCTTACCGGAAACGAACTCAGGTCTGCAAAGATGCTGTTTGGCGACCCAGAGTCGGCCAACTTCTTGCCTCGTGCGTTGAAGCTTATTGATTCTGCGTTTAAGGATGATGTGATTGAAAAGCGGTTTAATCGCAACGCCATATTTGTTGATCGAGCGACTCAAAGAGAGGTTCAGGATGCGAGGCAGAATTGGTTTGATACTAGGGATCAATTCGGATTCTTAAGCCTTGGCAAGAAGGGCAAGATCGGACAAGTGGTCCCAGCAGGTGGAACCAATGTAATGGACACTATCATTGACATGGATGCTCAAGGAAGGGAGATCAAATAACATGGCTATCAAGGTAAGAGTTGAAGGAGTTGGAATCCTTTCGTTTCCAGACGGAACATCTCGCGATGTAATCTCAGATACCGTGCGGAGATATGCTTCCGAAAAAGCTCCTGCCACGATTGCCGAGATGCGCCGTCGTGAAGAGCAGCCGGGATTCAATCCTACCCAAGAACAGAAGATGGGTGCTGCAATGCAAGCCGAGGAGGAAAGGCTTGCTCAAGCTGGCGCACCGAGCGCATTTGATGAAGAGGCACCAGCTAAACTCAATCCTAAAACAGCTCTTCGATACGGAGTTCCAATAGCGGTCGCACTGGGAACCGGCGGAGCCAGTATTCCAGTCCAAATTGCAGCAGGAGCAGGTTCTTCTTTTCTTGGAGAAGCTGGGGCGCAAACCGTTGAGAAACTCGATGAAGATCAAAAGTATCGGGTTGGGGAAATGTTCGGAGCGGGAATTCGAGGAGGTGTTCCAATATTCAGAGGTTTTCCTGGCGCAACTAGAGCGACCATAGCTGCGGGAGGTTTAGGTGGTCTTGCAGCAGGGGCAGTTGAAGGGAAAATCGAGAACCCTCTTGAAGATCCTCTTTCAAGCGCAGGAAGTGCGCTCAAAGAAACTGCAATCGGAGCAGCAATTCCAGGCACATTGGCAACTCTTGGTGCAGGCGCAAGAGCCGGTGCCGGAATGATCAACCGAGCAATCGAAAATGCTCAGGATGTTGAACGCATTGGACCCGGCGTTAGGGCTACGGTAGGTCAAGCATTTCCATTTTTGGCCGGTGCCGAAAAGCGAATCGCAGCAAGAACTGGTGGTGAAGAACTGAACCGCCAACTTCTTGAACAATCCGATGCAATCACTGCTGCCGTTCGAGGAATCCAAGGTCAGGCAGGAGACACTCAAAGCGTTGTTCGACAAATTCTCAATGAGTTCGGAATCACGGATGCAAATACCGTGAATCGACTCGTTGATGAAGCGAAGGGGGTGACCACCGCTCAACAGGCCATTGATAAGGCTCGTACTGGGGCGCAGCAGAGTCTTGCTCAAGAAGCTCTCACCGATGCTGAAGGCTCATTTCGCAGGGCCATCAACAGGGAAACTCGACTGCTTTCAACAGCTCCGTACATGTCCCCTCAGATGGGTGCCAGAGTTGAAGGAACCATCGAAAGAACAAAGGCTGCATTCGATGATCATTCGGACATCCTCTACACCCCTGTAAGGTTCTTTGAAGATCGTCCAGTGTTTGTTCTGACTCAAAAATCAGGAAGAACCCTTCCTTCAGTTGAGCAGGCCATCATTGATCTAAACGACAAGTATCCTCGACTTGTCAGCGGTGATCAGAGTCGAGTGTTTTCTCCCTATCTCACTCGTCTCAATGCCATCCTTGACCAAAATATCCCAGCTTCGTTGAACGAACTGAGGGTGATTCGCAGAAACCTTTACACTGCATCTGATGAAGCCGGAAAAGTGTTTGGAACTCCTGAGAAAACGGAGCTTCGCCGGATAGCCGACCTTATTACCCAAACAATCGATTATCAGGCTCCTTCGTATCTTGGCGCAGCCGATGCGACCTCTCTTCGCACCGCCAACTCGTTCTACTCAAAGTTCCGCCCTAGGTTTGATGAGTTTGGTGTTTTTCAGGCGTTCAAGCCAGAGAAGCTTGAGCGAGGACAGATGGCCGACGTAATGACCGAGCGAGTGGCTCGACAAGGCTCTGAAACCCCGGCGTTCTCAAATCCCGTCAGCCTGATCAATGATCTGAGAGCATCAGGTGTTCGCAACGTGCCGAGTTCATCCTCAATTTCCGACATCGTAAAATCGGGCATCGTAAATCGATCCATCAACCAATCCACAGGTGAAATCAACCTGACAAATCTTGCTGCGGACCTAAACAGCGTCCAGCGGCAGGGTGGAGGTGGATTGGCTCAGCTTGGTTTCGGAAGTACCCGAGAGCTTAACCGGTTCGTTCAGTTCGTTGACAGTCTTCCTGAAGCTCAACGCAGCGGCCCAGAGGCTGTGCTTGCGCTGCTTCAGAATGGCACCCCGGCAAGCCTTGGAATCGTTTCTCGTGCCGTCCAATACCTTCCTGATGTCGCGACCACTCGCACCGTTATGGATGCTCTTGAGCGCAGAGCGGTAGCTGGTTCCGCATCTGCCCGAGCTACTC